GTTACTTACAATAATAATGTTTGCTTTCAGTTAGATACGATATTTCATATAACAACCTGACTTCTTCGCATGCGAATCTATAAAAAAAGCTCCCGACATATGTCAGGGGCTTCGGGTGGTTTAGTTTGACGGGACGAGTGTTTACGTCCAGGGACAAGGCTCCACGCCTAGGGAACTATCGTGAATGTATAGAGAGAAACCAGTCGATTCGACATCACGCCGAACGGTACTGATCAGCGCGGCAGCGCGAGCCGTTGTACTTTCCAGTAGCTCCACGATACCAACAACATTTAGTTTGACCTGATTATTCATGTTACACCCCCGATGCAGGCAGGCGGGCGGAGAAAAACAATACAAACTTCCCCGCGAATAGCTTTCGGGCTTCGCGTTCGGTATTGGCAATAGCAGATAAGTAATGGATGCGGCGTTTTTTATCGGTGCGTACGATCGCCGCAAATTTAAACCTGTACATATGGTGTTCTCCTCATCAGAAAGAGAGTCACCACCGAAAGTTCTCACACTTAAGAGGGTGGTGATCCGAACGAGGGTGAGAAACCGGAACCATATGAAACCCGGCCAGCCGAAGCTGCCTCGCCGGACCACCATAATTTTGGCGTATGCGGGCATTGGACACAAAAAAACACGCTGGCGCGTGTTGTGTCGCCATATGGTTTCCAGGTTCTCACACCCGGCTACAGATTTTGCTGCAGCGACACAACACTAACTCCTGAAACAACTACATGTCAATAACGTTAATTTGTTGGTGGATACGTTTTTCTGAACACATCAAAAACCTTATCCGTATCTACAGTGACAGGCTCATCAAGGTAATAAACCTTTCCTTCCCTGAAATGCTCGCCATACTGCATGGCTTTGCCATTTGCCGGATAAGCGATATAAGCAGGACCGCTTTTGTCTATAGAAAATAATGGCATTGGACCATTTTTCTGATTTCTGTCAAAGCAAAGGACAAACCATTGTTGGTTGTATTGCTCCCAATAACATGGCAGTCCAACCCTCTCATTGAGTTCTACATAGATTTGAGCTTTCGCAAATGTCACATAATCAGGAGCATCCGGCGTGTTGTCGTCGCATCCAGCTAAGGTCAGGGCCGCTAAGCCAATTGCTACCATCTTTATTCTCATAACCACTCCATTGTTAATAGTAATTTTTATTTTGTGGTTATTTTTCCCGCAGTGTCACAAGTATCTTCTCAAAGTGCCTTATTTTTTATATGTATCTAATCGTATAGACAACGTAAAGACGACGCAAGCTTTACATGCGCTTTACATCGTAAGCGCCTTGCGCTATAACAGCAGCATTGAACAATCCGACGAACATAACAAGACAAGGGGTTTACGATGGAACAGAGACGCGCTTTCACGCTTGCGGTCGGCTCGGACAGTGGTGGGGTGGGGAAAAGCACCTACGTGGCCAATCAGGCCGCTATGCTGGCGAATAAAGGTGTTTCAGTCGTGGTATTAAAGGCTGATAAAAACCCGGACCTGCTGGGCTGGAGTGAAAAGAGGATCGCCGCTGGCCTCCCGGAAGTACCCGTCATGGAGGCTTACGGTAATTTAACTAAAGAGATTACCCGCTTGCAGAAGATGTGCAACGTCCTCATCATTGATTGCCCTGGTCATGACAGCGAGGAGTTCCGTAGCGCACTAGTTAACGCCGATGTGTTGCTTTCACCCATCAAACCTTCCAGCGACTTCGAAGTTGAAACGCTAACTACCGTCATTGAAAAAGTTCGCGTAGCACAGCTCTCTAATAAACGCCTACAGCCGTGGATTTTAATGACACGAGTTAAGGCCAATAAAGTCCACAAAGCTATCGAACTGGATAAGCTCCTTTCTTCGGATAGCGCTTGGATACAGCCTCTTAAAACCCGTATTTCGGAACTGGATGTATTTGAGGAAGCATGCAATTCAGGTGCGGGTGTTCATGATGTTGCTCGCGCTTCCAGCCTCGGAAAAGCAAAGGCTCAGATAGAGTTAGTCGCTAAGGAAATCGGCATCCCGGTTTGATTTTGTTGTATTTACATTGTAAAGTCATTGTATAGGCTAAAATGGAGCAACAAAGGCAAAAATTATGGCTCTTAAATTAAAAAAACCAGCAGCACCTAAAACCGATGCCCCGGCTACAAATGCCGATACAGCTCGCTTTATTTCTAACGCAAAAAACGCACCAACTTCTGGCAAAACGCCCGTTACTAACTTTCGTCTTGAGCCTGCTTTTACTGAGATCCTCAGCGCTGAGGCTACCAGGACCGGGCAAAATAAAACGACCATCATGAAAGCGATGATTGTTGCATGGGAAGAAATGGACGAGGCGCATAAAGACCGCTGTATCCTTAAATCCGCACGTATGTGAGAAGGAACAATCGATGACAAAAGAAATAACAATTCCAGATAGTGAAGATATTGAGTGGCAACAGAACATGCTTCGTCAACTGGATGTCGAGCTAGAAAAGCTGGAACTGGAAATACCAGAAGATGATGGGCAGGTGATCCTTGAAGGAGCGCAAAAAATTGTTTCTGCGCTACGACAGTATTCCGGTTTTTAACCGTACAGCCCGCCGAAATGGCGGGCAATGAGGACGACGAGTTGCCCCATTCAGGGCTTGTGTTTAGCGGGGCCGCAGCCCCGGTTACGAATTAAAATGTTGCGTTCTTATACTCAATGGTCAACGCATAACCCCCTGACGCGCTCTTGTGTACCATCCCCATGCATACCATTTGCTCAAGAATAAATTCAACGGTGTCATTTTTCATCTGACAAGCGTCTGCAATTTCCTGCACGTCTGCACGGTGATAGCCTCTCATTACATATTCAACAGAAAGCGCCTGCTCGGTCATTGCTTCGCGGATTTTTTTAAAGTTTGTCATCGTCGTCGTCCTCTTCTGCCGCCCTTTCGGGCGGCGGTTATATTATTGAGTGAACTGAAAGGCCAGCTGGTTTACCTTCTCGCTAACTTTTGCTATGTCATTTTTTGCATCAAGCAAAATCATTCCCGCCAGGCGGTCTGCAAGGTTGCCGCTGTGGTGGCTGTAATCGGTGCTCATCTGGTTCAGGCGGCGAAACATTTCATACAAGTCGTCATTCAGTGCCGCGATGTCGGCTTTCAATTTTTCGTTGTCGTTATAGTTCTTTTCAAAATCCATAATTAGCCTCTAATTTCAAAACGTTGCGAGATTCATTCCCGCCCCAACGACACGAACTGTAACTCTGGCGAAGTGCGACAGCCAGTCTTTTTTTTATCTTTTTACGCAAATTTTCATTTGACGCAATTTTCATGTTTTGGTATATTTTTTAGCACAAGGAGGATTTATGTTTGAAGTGATAACCCATCAGGATGCCTTGCCAGAATTAAAGGCACTGCCCGATGAGCTAAGAGGTAGGATGTTCAGATTGATAGAAAGGCTCGGGCTTGAGGGTAATCAACTCAAAATGCCGCACAGTAAAGTGATTGGCGGCGGGCTTTTTGAATTGAGGGTAGGAGATAAAAATATCGCCCGCACGCTTTACGCGTTCGAGGTCGGACAAAGGATCTATCTTCTTCACGCTTTCGTTAAGAAAACACAGAAAACCCCCAGCGCTGCGATTGAAACCGCCCGGAGACGCTTACAGGAGCTGAAATGAAAAAAACGGTATCATTTGACGAGCTAAAAAGAGAGATGCTTGATACCCCTGATGCAATCAGGGGTTATGAGGAAGCAGACAAGGAGTTAGCAATTATTGAGCTGCTCTATAAAATGCGAGAAAGGGCTGGCCTGTCCAAAACAGAAGTGGCAAAAAAAATGGGAATAGATCCATCAGGCATAACACGCCTTGAGGGAAACCCTATGGGCGCAAGCATGAAAACCCTGGCCCGTTACGCAACCGCCTGCGGAGCCAGCATTGATATTCAGGCCGTGTATCAATAGCTGATACATACAAAGCCCGCGAGATGCGGGCCTTTTATTTACCGCTTACCGGTTTGCTGGCCGTAATGCTTAGCCGGTAGCCTTCATTACGACCACCGCGTGCCTCAACCCGGTCAATACTCACTCGCCCGCGCATGCCATCCGGGAACGTGCTGTCCAGCTCCACAACCCCCTCTGCCGTGATATAAGGATTTCCCGGCGTATCCAGCCTGATTTTTGACGTGTTGCGCTTAACCTTGCGCTGACTCCCGGAGAGCACTGCTTCTGCATGTTCCTGATTTACATAAGTGCCGGGGATAGTTTTGTAAGGTGGCGAACCGCTCGTAACTGTTCGCACCTCGCCGGTGGCCTCGTCGGTATATTTCACCCGGACACCGCTTGCCGCTTTCTTGCCGGGGGTATCTACTGAACACTGAATAAACATTTCATTGCCTGGCGTATTTTCTGGCGGACAGGTTAACTTCACCACTGGCAGCGTTTTGCCGGTGATAGATTTCGCCTCGCCACGCAGCGCCAGAATGTAAGCACCATCGACCGGCTTAGCCACCGCATCATGTTCCTCGGCCAGCCGGTTCAGAAACGCGGAGTCTGTTTCGTCTGTCTGGTCAACGTGCTGATATGAAAACGCACCCAGCCGCGAATCCATGCGCGGAGACAACCCGTGCCGCTGCGCAATCGCCTGGAATATCTCACCCAACGTCGTGTTATCCCAGGATGCGGAGCGACGCTCACGAAAGCCGGTTGTATCTTCTTTTTCAAACGGTGCTGCGGTCGCGGTAATTGTGATTATACGCGGGAAAAGTTGCGGGGTAATCGTGGTGATTTTAAAGCGCCCAATTTTCACCACGCCGCTCTCTTTGTACCCTTCATACCACGTCAGGACGCCACCTTCTTTTGGAATACCTGACAGACCCGTCACATCAACGGTCAAAATGATACGGTCCGTCTCCTTGCCGCTGCTCACATCTATACGCTCAAAGGCCGTCATGCGACCGTTGATAATATCAGCGCCCGGTCCCTCGCAATAATGTACCGGCGTAAACCCTAGCTCCATACGGCCACCTGATTATCCGCTTCGGTCGTTGTCGTCTCCGTCACTTCCGGCAACTCAATAATCACGCCCATCGGTAGCACCCGCCCATGCTCGTGAAGATGGGGGTTCAGATCGTAGATTTGCTGTTCAGTCTGGTCGTCGTCACGCCCCAGCTTCACCCAGGCAATATCCCCCAGCGTGTCGCGGTCGCGGCTGCGCACTTTCATTTCGCGCCCCCCTGTTTTTTCTGCTCAATTGGCTTGTTGGCAAACTCGCGCAGATTAATCGTTACGCTCTGCTTCATGGAGTTTGCTTCGTGATACAGCCAGTTTTCATCAACGTCGAAACTGGTCAGCACCCATTGCCCCATCAGCTTTCCATCACCCCGAACAAGCGCATGCGGTTTTTTTTCATCGCGTAGCTTAACCAGTTTCTCAATACCGGCCTTTCCTCCGTCATGGAACCAGTCGCACTTAATTGTCATCTCATCGAGCTTTCGCCCTGTCTGCTGTTGTGCAGGGAGTTCATTCAGCAGGTCGATGGTTATCCATCCTCCGTCATAACGCCGCGTCAGCGACGACGCAGGCGTATTTTCCGGCAGGCTGAAGGTGAAGTCTCCCAGCACAAATTGGGTGGGCGATAGCGATATTTCCCCGGCCTGTCTGGATTGCGCCGTATCCTTTGTAAACCACGCCATTAATCGCTCCTTTGTCCGTTCAGTGATGCATTCATTCGGGAGTCAACCCCATGCGAGGCCAGCGCGTCGTGCAGCGCTTTAGTCTGAGATGCCTCGATCATATCTTTTATTTTCTTCGCCAGCGCATTGTCCTGCGCAGGGTCGCCAGACGCTTTAACATCAAAATCGTTTTTCTGTTCGATTTTGATAGTGATAGGGGCCGGTGGTGGTGGCTGTTCCTTTTGCGCTTTTTCGACAGCGGCATCAATACCCTGCGTTACGCTTTCGCTACTGACTTTTGTCAGGTCTTTCGGCTGTATTGTTGATACGCGATCTGATGCTGGCTTCGTCTTGTCATCGCCGGTAAACCAGCCTTTGATACTCTCGAAGGTATCTTTAATGACTGGCCCAATTTTTTCGCCTACAGCCTCGCCCAGACCACTACCCGCAATGCCGCCCAGCGCACCTCCAATAGCCGTACCGATGCCCGGTAATATAAAACTGCCGATGGCCGCACCCAGTGCCGCACCACCTATCCCACCCCCTGTGCTGCCGACCGCAGCGCCGACATCAGATGCATCACCGTTCTGAGTGGCGTCATACAGATCATATGCCCCATAGGCCAACTGCATGGGCAGTGCCGCCCTGCCTGCCAGCTTGCCCATACCTTTAAATCTTGATAACCCACTGCCCCCCGAACCTGCTCCACGTCCACCTCTTCGGGTTCTGCGTGAGCCGCCTCGACCGTTGCCGCCAGCACCGGTTCCACGACCACCACCGAGCCGGTCCATTTGTGCATTCATTCGGCGCAGGGCTACAGTGGCCCTGTTTGCTGATAACACGGTGCCATCGGTCGCACCACCCAACTTCGTTTTCCCAATTCGCCCCAGTTGTTTCAGGTCACTGGCAAGAGAGCCAATGAATTTGAAACCCATCATGCCGACTTTCAGTGCAACCATGCTTGCGCCGATTTTCAACGTCCAGCCAAATGCTGATTTGGCTTTATCTGAGGTTTCCAGAAGATTACTAAAACCGCTCGCAAGCGCCCCTATTGGTGGAGCCAGCTCGTCAACCACCGGCAGCAGTAAATCTCCCAGCGAAATAGTCAGGGTTTCAATTCTGGAATTGAGCCTGTCCATTTTTGCTTTTCGGGTTGCCGCCTTTTTCTGATACTCCTTCTCCATCGAACCGGCATATGCGGCCTGGTCTCCGGCAAGCCCCATCATTTGTTTCAGTACATCGATGTTCCCGGCGAGTTTTGCGACTGCACCGGATACCTCTTCCCCGAAAATCTGACTAATGATGGCTTTTTGCTTATCGGGCGATTGCTTTTTCACCGCTTCGAGTACTTTAATCAGCGTCTCGGGAGCGTTTTTTTGCATGTCTTTACTAAGCTGTTTAGGCTCAAACCCGAGCATAGACAGGCCGCGCTGCCCTGATTTTGTTGTTGCAAAACCCGCCGTCAGACGACCGGAGATGTTTTTCATCGCCGTAGCCCCCGTTTCCTGCGTCTCACCAGACGCAATAAGCGTGGCTGCCAGTGCTGCCGTCTGATTATTGCTAAACCCGGACAGCTTAACGTTAGCGCCCATGCGACGCATGATGGCGGCGACTTCCATCGGCTTTGCGGCTACCTGGTTTGATGCCTGATTGATGAAGTCAGCCAGCTGCATCATCCCATCCTGATTCAGCTTCATTGACGTGCGCAGTTTTGCCAGAGTGTCACCGGCTGTTCCTGCGTCTGTGTCAAATGCCACTGCGGTTTTAGCGGCATCTACAGAGAACCGCCGCAGTTGCTTCGTGTCCACATTTCCATGAGAGTCATTGGCAACACCGGCCTGTCCTGCTGCCGCTACAATGTCTGTCATGCCCTTCTGTGAAATACCCAAATTACCGGCATCACGGCGAATACTTAACTGGAAATCTCTCTCTTCTTTTTTGCTGTTGAAGTTGGCAACTTTCTGCACGTCAGACCATGCATACTCTGCATCCATCGCCTTTTTACCCATAGCGACCAACGGCGCTGCTGCAATTGCCGTTCCCAGGACTTGCCCTTTCAGATTCGAGCGCGTGGCGCGATTCGCCTCCATCCTTGATTGCGCGCTGTTCAGCGTTTTGATTCGGGCTTCCTGCCGTGCCAGCATGGTGCTGGCTTTTGTGGCATCGGTCGCCAGTCTGGCCTGCTCGCGGGCCAGATTGCGCGTATCAACACCGGTACTCTTCAGCGCACTACCGAGCGTTTTCAGGCGGGACCGTTCTTTATCTGCCGCTGACGTGAGAGATACAGTTTCACGCGTGGCGGCTTTGTCCTCGCGCCGCTTCAGGGCCACTTCTGCGGTGGCTTTTTTATACGCCGGTCGCAGCTGCTCAAGCGATTGCGTCACGCGGGTAAATGTTACCCGCTGGTCTGCCGTCAGTCTGCCGTTTCTCGCCAGTTCCACATCCAGTTCGCGGAGCGACTGTTCGGCGCTGGAGATACCTTTCTGATAACGCCGTTGTTCACTCAGCGCGCCCCGGAGTGCTGTTCCCGAAGCATCGACGCGCTTTTTATTCTCGCTTAACTGCTTGTTAGTGGCCTGTAGCGCTTTTTGTGTCGCCTGGTGCGACTTGATATCGCCCTGCGCTTTGCTGAGTTTTCCTAGCGCGGCGCTGGCATCACCGGCCTTATGCCGCATACGCTCCAGTGATTTCCCTGCGGATTCGAACGCCGGACTCAGCGCATCTTTTGCGCTGAGTAATAGCGATACTTTCTTCTCAGCCACCCGATTTAACCCCCAGTTTTTTTAATGCCAGTTCATAGCGCGCCAGCGCGCGCGGAACCTGCCACGACAGAATTTCGTTTTCACTGGCGAGATACACCAGCGGGAGGATGTCTGTCAGTCGGTCAACGTCTCCGTCTGAAAGTAATCCCCCTGTTCCGTCAAAAAATCGCGAACCCTCCCCATAAGGTGATTAAAGTCAGGCATATGGAGCTGACTGATGATGTCGGGGTGCAGGCTGCTGCACGTCGCCGCAACCGTCATGCCTTGCTTGTGTCCGTCTTTTTCTTTCCGCACCTGCCGTGTTAATCCTACGGTTGGGGGTTGCAGGCGGTAATCCGTGATCTCGCCGTTAATCGGATCGCTGACAGGAACCAGGAGTGGCGGGTTATCGACCGGGTATTTAATCGGCTCGACCTTCTCCCCCGCTTCCCTGCGCGCTTGTGCGTCTTCTTCCAGCAAATCAGGCGTGCTGCCATTCACCAGCCGGTCAACCTGATTCGTCAGCGAGTTGTAATCGGGCTGGCCCAGCTGCGCGATAATGTCTTCTGGTTGTCTGGTCATCGCTGTGACCAGTTCGAATTCCCTGTCAAGGGCATTAAATCCCTGTGGGTCGTTATCCAGATCGTATTTCGCTGAGATTTCCCGGACCTGTTTTGATGGCAGTGTGCTGACATCAATAGAGGATAATTTTCCACTGGCCGTAGTGATCGGAAAGACCAGGGGAACAACGCGTGAGTAAGCCATAAAACTCTCCATAAATGAAAAGCCCCGCGTTATGCGGGGCCTGGTTGTGCAGTGTTGGTTTGGATTCAGCTCATGCCGACCATCAGCCTGAAGACCTGGAGCATATCGCTCTGGCCGAGGTTGACGACGCTGCCATCAGAAGCCACTTCCCACAGGGTTTTACCGTTAATGGTTTTCTTTTTTCGCTTACATGACAGCGTAAGAACGGTTTGTGGAAGCTCGCCCATCTTGCTGCCACTGTCCTCAAGACTGTTAACCTCGCCAATCCACTCTGATTTTGTTGCATAGGGCATACCGTCTTCGTCCTGAAATGCTTCTTCCACGGTGACAGCACAATAACTACCCGATGTGAGACCATACGTTCCCAGCGAATCAGCAACGGCCCCCTTGATAGTGAGTGCTGCGGTCATTGCTTCAATGCCGGTCATGACTTCCCGTTCGACAAACGAACCGCCGCGCGTTTTTTCCATTACTTTTTTCGGAGCCGGATCGGATACATCATCCAGCGTCAAAAATAACGGGACACCTTCAATCGTGGCCCGCATCGCCATGCGCGTTAAACTTCCTGCCATTACAGAATCGCCTCCAGGAATGATTCGACAATGCCGGTGTCCTCTGCGAGGTGGTACACGGCGTGCTCGTTGGGGCTAAAGCCCGCGTAATTGATGGCGATGTGCCACTCGCCGTTTCGGTAGTTATCTACGTTATTCAGCGTCGGGTGCAGGTAAACTTTTGCACCTATTAACGCCTCTTCCGCCTGCAAACCGGACAGCCAGTCGTTAATCTGATTGACGCGCTGCTCCATGAAGGTTTTCGTCAGATTCCACGCCATCCCCGCTTCTGTCGTCTGCAACAGTTTGCGGATAATGGTCTGCTCCAGCCCGACCTGAGCGACAAAACGCCCGGACACCGTGCGGTTGCCAATCAGCGAGTAACCACCCATCGAGGTGTGCGCAAAATAGCTCACCCCGTTGCGGTTCAGCAGGTCACCATTTGTGGTGCGGTCCAACAGGTTGTAATCAATATGACGCTGTAGCCCTTCGATATTGACACCCATTCGCCCCTTGCCTGGTGACTCCCATGCTTTTACGCGAGCAAAACACGCCAGCGCCTGTGCAGATGCTGAGCCGTAAATATACGCGGCTTCTGCCTGGCTCCAGACCTTCACCATTGGGTCAACGAGGTAAAACGCATCATAGCCGGTGCCTGTGACTGCCATCGATTCAGACAGTGCAATAGCATCCTCATCGTTTGTACTGGGTCCATCTCCCACGGGGATCGCAAAAATCTTCTTCCCCAGTGCAGCCAGTGCATCATGCACCGGCTTCTGGCTGAATCCCGGCGCGCTGATATGCGTCAGCGCTTCCTTTGCTCCTTTAAGCGCCTCTATACCGGTAATGCGCCCAGTTTGGGCGTCAATCCCACCGATCACATTCGTCATAGTGATGCTGGCGTCCTTCGATTTGCCATTAATCGTAAGTAGCATTCCGGCTGGGAAATCGGCCTCTGAAACGCCATCAACGCCACCCAACAACAACACATTTGTCGCTGCGGTGTAGCTCATTACCGGGACCTTCGAACCGTTAACAGAAACGTACCAACCATCTTCTTCGGTAACATCCTCATTCAGCGTTGCGTCCGTGAGCGTAATACCAACCTGACCGCTACCACCATCAAAAACAGACTCAACAATAGTCCCTGTATAACTAAGTTCATCGCCTTCAACCACGACGACATAACACACAACCGAGGCTACTTGCTGGATAGCAGTAATGGCCGGGAAGAGAGTTCCAGCCGCTGCGCCGGTAGTATCAAGTTTTGCGAGCTGGGCAGGATTAGCAATCCGATACGGTTTATTCAGCGGAATGCTGGCGTCAATGTTTGGTGCTGTGCCGACCAGACCAAACACTGTCGCCCCTGCGGGTCCCATCGGCTGCGGGGCCGGTTCACTCAGTATCGAGGCACCGTTATGCACAAAGCTGGTAATTTCTGGCATTACTTCTCCTGTTTCTTACTTTTCTTTGTTGTCTGGACCGTGGTCCCGGCAACTTTTACATGACCATTCAGCGTCAGAATGCATGCCTGCCGCCCCGTCAACTCAACAATGGCTCCCGAGGGCAACCAGTGCCCTGTTACCGGATGCTCTATGCCACGCACAACCGTATATTTTTTACGTTCCATACAGATCCTCAGTCATAAAAAAAGCGACCATCTGGTCGCTTAAAGTGGTTTGTCTTCTGGCGGTGGGGGCCAGTCAGTGTTCTGACCCGCTGATGTATCGACTTTATTTACTTTGATGCGATAAGCCCTGAGTGCTGCCAGTCGTTCTGATTCAGCGTCTGTCGCCAGTCCTGCATCTACTGTGTCCTGTAGAATGCTGATTTCTTGCGTAGCCGCAGCAAGCAGGCGCGTCTTCTCTGCACCGGCTTCGCCGATAAAACGTTCATCTGAAACCGGTGGCGGATCACTCCACGCAGGCATGTTGTCAGCTCCGGCAACCCTGAGTTTTCCATCTGGCGACGGGGAGCGTCCAAACGCCTGGAACACAACTACTTCAACCGCTACCGCATCGCCCGGCCAGCTGTTTGCCGCATCGTATTCTTTGCGACGACTTTCCCGCACAAATGTATTTTCCGCCGCTGAATAATAAAATTGCTCCTCCACTAATACCCCTCCGCAGTCCAGAAAAACCGCCCTTCTGTTGCATACTTGAAATACCCATTCGCCGGTTTCATTACAAGCGCTTTAAACCCCGTCGGGGAGCATTCGATGAGCGCCGGATAATTAATCCCGGAAATAAGCCCGGACGCTCCATCGTAAGCATAATCTTCATTGAAAAATGTCAGGCTGATGTTTTCGCACTTCATCGGGAATTTTTCCGGGAACACGACTTCAACCAATGCGGTTGCGTTGTTAACCGCTATTCCGCGCTGGATCATCTTCTGCGAGAAAACACCATCAATGCTGGTAGGCACTTGCGTCACTCCCGCTACAGTATCCTCAACGGGTAAATACTGCGGGTGAGGGTTCTCGGCACTTTCATGCGCAGACATTGCCTCATCAACGTACTCCCGAGATGCCTGCCCATCGATATTGCCGATCTGCTCTTCAACGTATTCCTGTACATACTCCCGCGTGGCCAACACAACCGACTCATCAATAAGGAGCGTGACATTTGCCTCTTCTGACACGATGATATCCATCGTGATAACCATTGATGCAGCACTGCCAGAGGATGTCTTTATTTTATATTGAGGTGGTAGCGCTGTGACCGCGACCAGCGTACCGTCGCTTGCAACAAGCCCCATTTCACGCATCCAGAACGGACCAGCGTCAGCGGATAAAACGGCCTCTGCGGTTATCACAGCAGGGTTTGTTTTGCTGCGGGACAGACGGTTGAGTTGTCCGGTGTATACCTGATTGACAAGCGCTGTTTGCGCTTTATCGGGTGCGGGTGAGTCCCCGTTCCCGTCACCAATCACAAAGTTTGTAATCTGTGCGGCATTACCGGTCGCAACTGCATCAGCAAAAATCGCTGCGCCTGCTGTTGTCAGAATGCCGGTGTACTCATCCATTATTGCTCCTTCGCTGAAATGTGGAGACGGGTGACTCCGTGCGTTGATGTCACGCCATACCAGACAGCATCCGCTGGCGGGCTGGCGGCATTACGGGCCGCTATATGAATGGATGTTCCCACTGTTGAGGCTACACCGACCCATGCAGTAACACTGGCCTGTCGCAACAGTTTCACATCAGTTTTATCCCGTTCTGCCTTGTAAGCGTTAATTCTCGCCATGACGCGCAGCATCGTGGCTTCATCAAGCTCGGTATTGGCCAGAACGGCTGTGACTGAGATTTCATATGGACCGCTGTGTACGACCTGAGCATTTATGCCCAATGCCGCCAGGGAATCGACAATGCCCTGGCGGGTACAGGCATGCGACTGAATAATCAGACCATCGGCAACAGTCTGCCGGACGCCCCCAATTTCATCGTCGGGAGCCCAGTCCAGTACACCTTTTTCAATCGCCAGCGCAGGAAGATACTGCTCCGGCGTTTCCAGGGGGAATAGCAGCGTGCGGTAAGGCGCATCATGCTCAATCTTTGCCATGCACTGATCAAGGAGGCTTTCAAGCGCATGCTGTAAGCCAGATCGGTTGTCGGGCTGGATGCTGGGGTCATAAGTCATACATAACCTCAAGCTCAATGCCGGTGCAATACGGTGCCTGGGTATGATCGGCAACGACCGACGCAGCAGGCTCCTGTAACTCAACGCTCGTAACCGTCTGCGGGAGCTGCATCAGGTAATACAGCATTGAAATATCAATGCGGCCCTCGAGTCGCATCGCGTTTCGCGTGTAAGTATCAACACTCTCGCGAACCGCTTCGGCATCAATCAGCCCGTCCGGGGTATTTTTGCCATGCAGAATCGCCTTAACTTTATACTCCAGCGGGCTGCTGGGAAACACGCTGATAATGTCAGTTTCCAGCGCTACGTCCTCTCGCGTCAGATACTCCAGCGCATTTTCAACCACTTCATCGCTGGGAATGCCGTTTTCCGTTTCGCGTGATAATAGCCAAATCCCCACTTTGCCTGTCCCAGGAACCAGAACGCGTGCGCTGGCATCACGCACCATTGCATTA